GCCTAACAGCGTGGGAGTTCGAGTCCCTTCGCCCGCACCATGCCGATATGGCTGCGCGAATGTGGCGGAATAAAAAACGCCCGAGACTTAAAATCTTGTGAGGGTATCCTCGTGCGGGTTCGAGTCCCGCCATCCGCACCACGGCATCATTACGGCGCCAGCACCTCAACGATACCGACACCGGCGGAATTGGTGGTGAGTTCGAGGGTCACCGTGGCAGTGGTAATCTGATCGACCGAGCCGACATTGACCTTGAAGCTCATGACCTGCGCCTGGAAGTAGTACTTGTCGCCGTTCTGGGTGGTGACGAGGAAGCTGTGGTCAGCGTCCGAGAGCGAGGCGGATTTGAGCAGGATCTGGCCCGCATCATCAGTGTCGAGACCCAGCTGGATCTGCATCGTACCCTGGTTGAAGCTGCCCTTCTTCTTGACGACGCCGCGGCTGCCGACTGGGTTGAAGGTGACGAGATTGAATTCGCGGCCGAACTCGCCGAGGTCGGAAACCTCGCCGACCACGGTCATGGTGAGCGCATTGTAGCCGGTGGCATCAAAGGTCGCAGGGGTAGAGGCCGACACCTTCAAGGTGGTGCCGGCGGAAGTCCGAACGGTCATGGTAGCAGTTCCTTATGAAGGTGAGGCTCAACGCGCCTCGTTGAATGAGACGCGGAAGTCCTGCGTCTGCATGTGGATGCCGGTCTCCTCGTCGAGGAAATCAGGACCGGCGGAATCTGTGTGGACAGTCACGTCAAAGAGCCCATCGATGGTGGGCATCTGGTCGGCCGCCGCCTGGCGGACGGCTACGATAATGGCTTTCACTTCAGGGTAGGTCCGGGCCACAACGGTCACCTGCACGCGCTCGGTGACGCGGCGTTTCGCGCCCGGAGCCGGAACGTTGCGGTCGACACTGCTGACCGACATCAGCGATATCGCCGGCAAGTCCGTACCCTGCGCCAGCATCCCAGCGGCGATCCGCGCAACGGGGACAAGCGACGTCACCCCGGTGTCAGCCACCAGGAGCGAGCGGACCGCGATAACACCGTTCATTCGTCCTCGACCTCGAGGGTCGGTGCCTTCAGGTTCCCGATCTGGACGCGGTGGGCGATGTAGGAGCCCATGGCATTCACCGCTTCCTCGGCTTTCTGGTCAAGCGCTGGGCGCAGGAAGGGTTTTGCGGCGTGACCGGGGTGAATGACCGTGGGCCCGACGAAGTTCTCGCCAATTTTGAGGCTGCCGCGCTTCACCATCTTGTTCATGGTGCCAATCGAGACCGTGCGCGGTCCGTGTCGGGTCTGACGGACCGGCTTATCGGCCTCGGACACGGAGATCAGGTGGGGCGCAACGCCATATTCGACGAAGAGCCCGAGATAAGAGCCGCTGCCCCGCAGTTTGACGTAAGATGAGAGCTTCGAGCCATCGGTCCGGGTGCCGATCCCGATGGCTTTCTTGAGTTTGCCGGTACGGACCGGGACATTGGCCTTGGCCTGCTGCTGAATGACCTTGGCCCCGGCGCGAAGGCCGCCACGGATGACGTTGCGTTCAAGGTTTTTGGGCAGTTCATCGAGCAGACGCAGAAGTTCCGGGCCGCCCTTGAGCCTGATGGTCATGGGGCTGCTCCTTCGCTGCTCAATTCCTCGACCATGATCTCCATGGCCGCGCGCCGTCCCAGCATTGCCGGGCCGGAAATGATCTGATGTGTCCGGTTATCGATGATAATTCGCATATCTGCGGCGAGCCCTTCGAGATACCGGATGCGAATGCGCGCAGGTCGGCGTCCGATCTGGATGCTGTCGGCCAGACGCTCGGCCCTTGAGGGGAGAATGTCCTTCACCTCAGCCCAGACGCAGGCGAACTCGGTCCAATTGACCTGTTCGGTGCCATAGTGCGGGTCGTACGTGACGACCTTGCGCTCAATCCGGATCCTTGTGTCGAGGTTCGAGGCTAGATCCAGCGACATTTGAGCTGACCCACCAACGTGTCGAAGGCGAGACAGGCTGCACCTTCGCGGTTTTCGAACAGCGATGCGGTTTTGACCAGGATTGCAGCGCGAGCGATCGCCAGGTCAGCGTCGTTCTCATCAAATCCGGCCGACAGTGTGATCCGGATCAGGCCGTCTTCACCCAGCTCGGGCCAGGATTTCCCGGATGCCGGGCGGATGCGGGTGAACCCGTGCCGTCGGCGGACGACATAGTCCGTCTCTGGCAGGGTCACCGTTGCCCCGCTGGTGGCAGTGTAGCGGATCTCGGCCACCGAGCAGGGCCGGATGGGCACGGTGATTTCGTCCAGCCAGCTTTCCAGCTGCAGTTCGATGGTCTGTTCGCATAGCTTCAGGCCGGTCTGCTGCTCGAGTTCGGCGTGGGCCGCGTCCAGTTTAGCGCCGAGCAACAGGTCCTCGTCACGGCCATCAAGCCGAAGCTGCTGGCGTGCTTCCTCGAGCGTCACGGCACGGTCCTGGGGTGGCTCGATCGTGACAATTTCGGACATTATTCCGCCTTGGTGCGGTGCGTGGAGCCGGATTTGCGCGTGACCGCAGGTTCCGATTCACTCCCCGCGACCTCGACCGCGAGCCCGCGTTCGATCAGCTGTCGGCCAAAATGATCGTCGAGCTCGAAGCTCTGGCCGGCAAGGATGTTGTTGGAACTGACCGAGCTGATGTGCAGGGTATCAAGGGCTTTGAGGATCATGGGTTATCCCTTCCGTTGGATGAGAGGGGCCGGAAGGAGCCGGCCCCTGCATCATCACGCAGCCGTTGCCGCGGTGGCAGCAGCAGCGAAGTCGCCCTTCACGAAAGCCTCCGGGCGGTAGACCGCGAGCGCGAGGCGCTCTTCGGCCAGGACCGTCACCAGGTTCTTGCGGAAGTTCTGGTCGTCCTCGGTCGAGATCTCGACCATGGCGTCCATGCGGTCGAAGATCTGCGCGCCGAGCTGGAAGGCGCCGGTCAGGAACTTGCCCGTCGCCATTGACTGCGTTGCCACAACCGGCTGCCCCCACAGCGTCGGCGACAGATTGCCCTGCGGATTGCCGATGATGAACTGGCCGGTCGTGTCCTTGAGCAGTTCGATCGCCGCCCAGTCGGACGGATGCAGCACGACGCCAGTCGACATCAGCTCGGAAAGAGCCGTCTGCAACATGGCGAGGCGCAGGACATCGATGCGGGTAACAGGCGCCGGGATCGTGATTGGCGGCGCAAAGGCGGTTGCCTGGGTGTAGACACCGTGCAGGTCGGTGCCGGTGCCGCCGCCGTTCAGCAGCTGGTTCTCTTCAACGAGCGCCAGGCCATAGGTCAGGCGGCCGTCGATGTAGGACTGCAGCATCGGCACATCGTCGAGGATCTGGCGGGTGGCCAGAACCCAGTGGGCGATCGTTGTGACGCTGCTGGTCACGACATCGAACTTGATGTCGGTCTGCGGCTTGGTGGCGCCGGCCGTTTCCGAGACGGTGGCCGCTGCATTGGTAAAGCCGGTTTCCTTCACATACTGCACCGCATTGCTGTTGGTGCGACCCGGGGTCAGCAGGTCGCGGACCGTGAGGCGCCGCTGGCCGGGGGTGACGATACCGGGCTGGCGGTCAGGAACGATCAGGTCGCCGGCCGAGCCATTGGCATCGGTCGTCAGAGCAGAGACGATCGCCTTGACCTCGACGCTGGCGCGGCCACGGGCGGTCTTGCTGTTCAGGAAGGGCTTGATGGTGTCGGAAGAAACGACGCGTTCACCGATGGTCCGGTAGTCGGAGCGTTCGTCGTCCTGCTTCTTGCGCGCGAGCTTCTGCTCGACCTCGTCGAGGCGGGCCTTGGCTTCATTCAGTGCGGTCAGCGCCTCGTCCGCCAGTTGCTTGGTCGCGGCCGAGAGCTCTTCACCCTTGGCAGCCTTGCCCAGCGCCTCTTCGGCGATGGCTTTTACCTGGTCATGGCGCGTATCAAACGCAGCCTTCACTTCTTGCGCCAACTGATCGGCGCTCTTGGTCTCGGTCATGGGATTGCTCCGTAGGAGGTGGGTTCAGCCGCGGATTTGCGCGGCAAGAGCCGACAGAAAGTCGGTGTTGGACTCACTGCCGGACTCACTCCGGAGCAGCGATTTGAGGCCTTTGCCCGCGATCGCGGTGGCCTGGCTTTTCGAGAACCCTGCCTCGCGCAGGAAATTCTCAAATTCTGGCAAGGTCGGAAGCCGGCCATCCTCGACGAGCGACTTTACGCCGGTGATCACCGCGCGCTCGTTCATGGGGATGGTGACCAGGCTGACCTCGTAAAGGGCAAGCTCGAGCAGCTGGCGGGTCTTGCCCACCAGTTGTTCCCGGATTGTGCGGTAGCCGATCGAAAGCCCGCCGATGGCGCCGTCGCGCACCAGCGCGTGGGCCTCCTGGCCTGCGCGAGATGAAAGCGAGAGCTGGCCTTTGACCACCAGCCCTTCGCGGCTTTCGGCAAAGTCGGTCCAGACACCAGCCGGGCGGGTCTGGTCGTGGTACATCAGCATTGGCACCGAGGTGCGGCCCTTCAAGGAACGGGCGAGCGCGCCCGGCACAATGACATCGCCGCCGGCATCCACATTGCCGTATCCGGCAGCCAGCCCCTCTATCTGGCCATCTTCGGTGACGGCCTTGGTATCGAGGATGAAGTCGAGGTGGTTCATGCGGCAACTCCGGGATCTGCAGGCAGGAGCGATGCGGGTGCGGCGCCTGATCCAGTCTGGGTGATGGGTACGTTCTGCATCTGCATGCGCGGGACATCGCCGCCTTCGACCGGCGGCAGG